ACGCCCACGGGACGACAGCGAAGATGCTGATGCCCAGCGAGACGTTGGGAATGGTACCGGCGGGGTCGTTGAACGCAAGGCCCGTGAGGTTCACGAGCACCGACGCGTCGACCGGGAACTCGCGATCGCCGCCGCCGAACGTCAGGGCCGGGATGTCGATGGCGATTGCGCCGTCCGTGTTGCGAAGGATTGCAGAGAACGTCACCGTCGTGTTGTTCTTGATGGCGTTCGTGATCGCGGCCGACGTGAACAACATTTGCCCTTCCAGGTTCACCTCGAACAGGCCGGTGTTGACGTACGACGCGCCCAGGACGCCGATGCAGTTCTCGGGCGTCACGTTGTTGCCCAGCGTGAACGTCAGCGACTTGAAGCAGACGTCACTGGCGCTGCTGATCAGGTCCGTGGTGATTCGCACCACGTCGCTGGACGTGTTCATTGCGACGGTGCGCAGTGGCCGGACCGGCGTCGCGGCGTTCGTCTTGCGGCTGCTCGTGATGTTGTCGGCGTTCGTGCCAACGAAGTTCCAAGTAGCCGTGGCCTTCTCCGTCAGCGGGATGTTCAGCGACAGCTCGTTCGCGAAGTTGCCAATGGCGTACTCGTACTGGTCCGTGCCGATGCCGCCCAGGTCCGGATACGCGGCCTCGAACTGGTAGCTGCGCTCCAGGTAGCGGTTGTCGCTCGCGTCCGCGTCCACGTCCACGTTGCGCAGGAACCTGCCGAACAGGACGTCCTGGCTCAGGCCCGCCGCACCGACTGCGGTGGACAGCGTGCTGGACAGCTTGTCCAGGTTCACCGTGGCGCCCGAAATGCTGACGATGCGCGCGTAGCCGTAGCTAACCGTGCCGCCCGCGCCGAGCCCGTTCTGCACCGCGCCCGTGCTCGGGTTCGCGCTGCCGATGTGGAGATACATGCCGGCGAAAAGGCCGAGCGTCGCCCAGTTCGTGATAGCGGCGCCCGAGACCAGCGTGGCCGTCGAGCCCGACACCGTGAGGGTCAGGTCCGCATCGTTCAGGACGCGGATTCCGCAGACCTGCAAGCTGGCGTTCGTCGGAGGCGTCTCCGCCGTCATGCTCGAACCGCCCACAGTAATCGTCGTGCCCGACGTGGCCAGGTCGACGGTAAGGACGTGCAGGCCGTTGTTGTTCGCGTTCGTGTAGCCCTTCGCCCAGAACAGCGTCGCCAGCTGCACGGCCGTGAACTGCACCTTTCCGGCGAGCAGCGCCGAGGCAGCGTCGATCGTGAATGTGGTAGCGGAGGCGACCGGGGGCGGCAGCGTGCCCGTGCCGGACTTCAGGTCGAACTCCTTGTTCGCGTACTCCGCGAACACGAAGCCCTCGGCGAAGTCGTTGAAAGAATCGAGCGTAAGGTCCGCGTCGAACTCCACGCCGGACTCCAGGTTCACAACGGTGCCCTTCTTTCGGCCGCGTTGCTTGCTGATCGGGCGCCGCTCCACCGTGGTGATGGTCGCGCCGTAGTTGCCGATGGAGTTTGGCTCCAGCGTGCGCCATTGCGGGGAACCGGGCAGGACGCCGATACTCGACTCGATCGCGTATTCCAGCCCGACGTTGTTTGTCAGAACTCTGCTCATTGTCTCTGTCCTTACTTCGTCTCGTGGTAGATGAAGAACGCCTCGACGTTAGTCTGGTTCCATGACTCGGAAACGCCGATGTCACGCACAGCCACGCCGAAGAAGTGGATCGCCTCGGGATTCAGTGTCTTGCCTTCGAAGACGGCACGCGCCGCCTGGGCTAGATTGTCGCCGTCGGCCATGCCTTTGTCCAGGGGGGTGAAGCATTGAACGAACACCGTTCCGATTCGCTCGAACTTCCGCAGCCCGACTCCGCCCAAGGTCTCCTGCACACTGGCCTGATGACGCACCGCCACCCGCACCCATTTGTCACCCGCCGGCGGCACCATCTTCTCGTTGTCCAGCACGAAGGCGCTGGTCGCGCCCCAGGCGGTCGTGAATTCCTGATAGATCCGCTCGCGGGCTTGGGGGAGTGTCGCCATGGGGCCCCGATTCTACCGTCGACCGAACCCGCGCGCCAGGTCCTCGCGAACTGCTTTCGTGATCGCGGCCTCGACGAAGCCCGCCGGCGCCTGCCGGCTGCTGCCCGCGTTCAGGCGGCCGATATACGGCACGTTGTTGGAGATGAACACGCGCCCGCGCGCGAGCGTATAGCCCAGCACGGACGCAATGCCCGCGCCCTGCTCGGAATTCGACACGTTGCCCTGCTCGGCCTGCTCGCGCGTGCCCGCGGTTCCGCGGAAGGGCTCGCCGATGCGCGGCACCCAGTTCGCCCGGGCCCAGCCGGTGTCCACTGGCGTGCCGCCCTCGGGCGGGGACGCCACGAGGTTGGCGACGATGTCCAGGGCAATCTTCTGTATGATGCGCCCCACGAACCGTTCCAGGTCCGTGACCACCACGCGCACGCGGGCGCTGGTCACGCGCTCGTGCCGGCCGCGAGGCGGGCGGCCTCGTCCAGCTTCATCCGGTCCAGCGTGTCGTCGGCGTTCTTGCGGCCGCGGACCTTCACGTACTTGCCGGCCTCGGCGCCGTAGACCAGGAACCAGCCCTTGCCCATGTCCTGCAATTCCAGCCGCGGCAGGCCGCGATCGCGGCGGGCCCGCTGGATCTCGTCTGGCGCCTGCCAGCCCTTGATGGCCAGCAGCTTCGCGTTCCACCAGCGCCGCAGACGCGCGGTAGCTCGTGCAGGGCACGGGCTCAACGCGGCGCGAATCGCCGGCGTGACTTCGTCCCCCGGATTCACCACCCGGGCGCCTTTGATGCCGAGGTTCATCCGGCGGATGAACACCAGCGGGGCGTCGGGGTCCCAGTGCTGCTTCCAGTGTCGCTTCATGGTTCGGCTCAGGTATACATGGCCACGATGAGCGTGGCCGTCGTGTTCGTGGAATTCACCCGCTTTGCGCGGACGTCCAACCGTTGCCCGGCAACGCAGGTGATGTTGCACACGGCGTCACCGGCGAGCACCAGCGCAACAACGCCAGCGCCGCCGACGTGCAGCCAGTCGCAGACCCCGTCGGTGAAACTGTTGGAGTCGTGCGGCGTCACAGCCACGGCCTTGTTGGCCGGGCTGATCTCTCTACCCCAGGCCGGCATCGGATTACGCGATGACGGCGGAGAAGAAGAAGCCCAGGTCCGCGGCGACCTTCTTCTGGTCGAATGCCTGCTCGATTTCCAGGCGGTCGGCCTTCAGGGTCTCCATGCGGAACCGGCTGATGCGCGAGCCCAGCACGCCGCCGCCCAGCAAGCCCTGCCAGGTGAAGGTGTAGCCGGCGCTGGGCGTCATCAAACCCGGCGACGCCGGGCGGTACGACAGGAGCGCGTTCTTCCCGCCGATGAAGGCGTGGACGTTCGCAGCACCTTCCGCGGCGCTGTTGACAATGGAGTCCATGACCAGCACTTCCTCCACTTCGAACAGAGCGGCGAGCGTCTGGCGCATGACCAGGGCCGGGCCCGTGGTCTGCCCGCGATCGACGCGGCCAACCAGGTCCGGGTGGTCCAACAGCGTGTCATAGACCTGCCGGCCGAGCGTCAGGACGTTCGGGCGGAAGCCCGTCGACTCGTGCACCGTGCGGATGCCCAAGCGAATGTCCTCGATCGGCGTCGAAGCAGCCTCGTTCCACAGCTGGACGCTGGTTCCTGCAACCGGGGCGCCCGAGACGCCAACACGGCCGTAGGTCCAGACGCCGGTCGTGAAGAAGTCGGAGGCCCATGCCTTTTCGCGGCGGATCAGCGCCTTGAGGGACAGGAACTCCGTGCCTTCACGGTCGGGGTTGATGGGGTTGTCGGCGTTCGCGCGGATCTGATCCGCAATGTTCACGTGCAAGGCCCAGACGTCGCAGCTGTAGCTGTCCGTGCTGATCTTGTACGTGGCGCCCGCGGACTCCGTCCCCGGTGCGCGCTTCTCCATCTCGTCCCGATTGAACATCCCGCGATCGTACGTGTAGTACTTGTCGCTGATCTTCTGAACGGGGAGCATCGGGAACACGCGGTCCGCGACGAATCCTTCCCGGCTTTGGATAAAAGCCAGGCTGATGTTGGTAAGCGGCCGATCGACGTGGACGTCGGCCATTCCTGGTTGAACGAACATGCTTCTCTTTGTCCTTCTGGGGGTAGGTGGTTAGGGGCTCAGATCAGGCGCCGTCCTGGCACTTGCTCACGAGCACTCGGATGAACTCGCCCGCGGCGCCAGCTGCGTCCAGGGCTTCGCCCAGGATGTAGTTGCCCGCAGTCGAAACGTGCGCGATGACGCGCCCGACGTTGTCGCTCGCGATCTGCGCACCGCGCGTGATCGCGGCGCCGGCCTCGATCTTCATGATGGAGCCGTCCAGCGGCTGCATCGCGAAGCAGTCCTCGTCGGCCGCAGCAGCCTGCGCCGAAACGCCATCCGCGCGCGCCTGGGCGCCCGCGACGTGGTCGTACTTGCCATCGGAGGCGAGCACGACGAAACGGCCCAAGCTGATCGCGCTACCGGCGCGAACAGAAAGGGTTCCGAGTCTTTGAAAAGTTGCCATCGTAGTTGTTCCTGTTCTGTTGGTGGTTGTTGTGGATCAGCGGCCCGCGGCCATCTCCGACCGGTTCGCCTGGTAGAGGGCAACGCCTTCGGCGGTCTTCAGCACCGCGTCGTATGCCTTCGACAGGTCGACCTTGTTCGCGAGGGCGTACGCCTTCGCCAGGTCTTCCAGCTTGTCCGCCGCGCGCTTCTCGACGTTCGGCGACAGGGTCGTGCCGAGCCGTTGGAATGCCGCGCCGAGGCCAGCGTCGTGTGCCTTCAGACAGGCCATCACCTTGCCACGCGTGCCCTCGTCCTTGATGTCCTCGACTGCGCCGAGCAGGGCAGCCTTCGTCGAGACGTCGCCGCCGAGCGTCTTGAACTCGTCGCCCGCGCGCTTCTCCAGGTCGGCCCGCTTCGCGAGTGCCTGCTGCTTCGCCATCTCGGCCTTCGTCGCGTCGTTCTCGCGCGCCAGACTGATGTTCAGCTCGCCCGCGCTCTTGCGCAACTGCGTTCCGTCGGTCCGCGTGTAGACGACGGGGTCCGCGTCGCGCTTGTTGACGAGAAGCTGGTCGCGCGTCTCGTTCGACATGGACAGGAACGAATCCTGCTCCGTGACGGAAAGGGTGTCGAAGTGGCTGCGCTGCTCGCGCGACAACTTCAGGATGGACGCGCTGCGCGCGTTCGCCTTCTCCAGCTCGGCGATCTTCGCCGCGCTCTCGTTGGCCGTCTTCTGCAATGCGGCGATCTGCTCGGGAGTCATAGGTTCGTTTCCGCCGGTGGCGGTCTTGTTCGTTGGTTCGCCCGCGGTGTTGTTGACTACCACGACGGCGGGCCCGTCACTGGTGCCGGTATTCTCGCAAGTTTTGCCCAAGGATGCAAGGGCCCCTTCTTCAGGAAGTTTGTCGGTCAGGCCCAGGGCCTTCGCGCGTCGGCGGATGTGCCGGGCCACGGCCTCCTTGTTCTTCGCTCGGCCGAACGCCTGGATCGCGTTCGCCAGGTCCTCGGCGTCCTCGATCGGGAAGCTGCCGTCGGGCATCGCGGCGCCACTACCGGCGAGCGTTTCCCGTTCCTCGGCGGAGAACTTCCGCTTCGTCAAAACGGCGATGCCATGGTTGTGGCCCTGCGCGTCGGCGACGAAGAACGACCCCGCCTCGTCCACGATGAAGTCGTGCACGTGGCCGTCCACGTAGCTGGTCTGCCCCATCCGGCGTTCCCCGCCGTACGGGTCGGTAGTGGTGATGCTGTGCGCGTGGCCGGCCGTCATCGTGGTAATGGCCAGCCGCTTGCTGACGTCGGCGTCCCGCTTGAGGATGGCGACTCGTGCCGGCTCTTGGGCCGGGCTGTCCACTAGGCTGATTTCCGCCAGGTGGAACTCCTTCATGATTCGCTTCTTGCTCATACGTCCTCGTCTCGGATGCGCTTGCCGCCGATGGAGAAGCCACGATACTCCCCGCGTCGCGCTTTCGCAAGGGCCTCGGCGCTGTCGGGCTTGACGGCGACCAGGAGCCCGGTGCGCTCCACCGTGATCCCGAGGGCCTTAGCTATCTCCGCCGTCATGGGCCAGCAGAACACCACGGCCCCGGACTTCACGACGTTGCCGTCCTCGTCCCGGGCGTGCATCTCGCACGCGTCGCGGCAGCTCTCCATGAACTCCGCCGACGCCTTCAGCATCGCGTCCGGCGGGATGTGGTCGCCCTGTAGGTCGTAGTAGGGTTCGCCGCCGACTTCGCAGACAATGGCGTACCCCATGATCAGGCCGAGCGATTCCTCGACCTTCACGAATGTTGCACTGGTGGTGAAGTCAGTCACGGGGTGGCTCCGACTTCGGGGGAAGCGGCTGCACCTCGGCGACCTGGGCGCCGACGATTGCGGCGACCAGCTGCGCTACCTCGCGGTAGGGCTGCCCTTGCAGGTAGGCCAGCAGCTTCTCGGCATCGCTGACCGGGAGTAGGACTCTTTTCTTTTCGTTCATGGGGTTAGGAGGTTGGCTTTCCGTTCTGGACCCACAGCAGGAACTGGTCGACGGCCTGACTGATCGCGCGCCGCTCGATGTTGTTGATGGTCCCCGCGTCCGCGTCCGGCGGTTGCTGCACCGCGAAGTAGAACGTGCGCGCGGGTGGGCCCGTGTGGTCCACAATCGCGATGATGGTCGTAACGCCGGCCTGCAAGCTGCTGACGGCGCGGATGGTGACGTTCTGTAGGTTCATTGTTTCCTTAGATGACCAGCGCAAGCCATGCGCCCAGGGTCGAAGCGGACTCGATGGTGTAGGACACGCCCGTGCCGATGTTGGTACTTGGACGCGTGACGGCGGACGCCTGCACGCCCACCTGGATATCGTCGGCGATGCTCATTCCGCGGACTTGCAGCGCCGTGGTGGCGTTATTGCCAATCAGCACCCAAAGGTCGTCGCCCTCGGCGATGGTCTGCCCGCCGCTGACGCTAACAGTCGTCGTCTTCTGCCCAGTGGAATTCCACGTGCCCGACACGTCAGCGTAGCCGACCGCAGTCAGGGTCGGGTTGCCGCCCACGACCACGGCGCCCTTCGCCACCCCGACTTCGGCCCAGGTGGTGCCGGCCACGGCCGTAGTCACGCGCGCGCGAATCGAAACCGACGTCAGCGAACGAGGCGCCTTGCCTACGTAGATGGCGAAGGTGTTCGTGGACGTGATGGCCTTCACGGAAACCAGGCCGGCAGTGTTCAGGAAGACCGGCATCAGCACACTACTAACCGCAGTGCTCACAGATGGCGCAGACTTCTCGATTCCCTGCTGGTTTCGCATCATTTCAGTAGCCCCGTGATGAAGTAGTCCACGGTCGTGGCGTTCGTCGTGGCGCCCTCGATCAGGTCGCCATTCTCCAGGTTCCACGGGTCGCCGTCAATCACCTGCACCGATTCGCC